GCGACCTTGAGTTCGCTCAATCTCCTGCGTCCTACCTTGCGTGCGGAAGGGGCTGAGCGCTGGTTCTCCTGGAATCCACGTCGCAAGAGCGATCCTGTGGATGTCATGCTCCGCGGAGCTGAGAAGCCCACCGGCTGCCAGGTGGTCCGTGCGAACTGGCGCGACAATCCGTTCTTCACTCGCGAGCTCGAGCAGGAACGCCAGGATTGTCTGCGAACACAGCCCGAGCAGTACAACCACATTTGGGAAGGCGGCTACGTCACGGTGCTGGAAGGGGCGTACTACGCCGCCAGCATCAACAAAGCCCGCGCCTTGAAGCACGTCGGCAATCTCGCTGCTGATCCCTTGCTGACGGTACGGCTGTTCTTCGACATCGGGGGCACCGGAGCGCGTGCGGATGCGGTGGCGATCTGGGCCATGCAGTTCGTGGGCCGTGAAATCAGAGCACTGGATTACTACGAAGCCGTGGGCCAGCCGCTAGCGACGCACGTGCAGTGGATGCGCGAGCAAGGCTATATCCCGAAGCGCGCTCAAGTGTGGCTGCCGCACGACGGGGAGTCGAACGACAAAGTGTTTGATGTCTCGTATGCCTCTGCGCTCAAAGCCGCCGGCTACGAAGTACAGGTCGTGCCCAATCAGGGCAAAGGCGCTGCCAAGGCTCGCATCGAAGCGGGCCGTCGAATCTTCCCATCCGTATGGTTCAACGAATCCTCAACCCAAGCGGGTTTGGATGCCTTGGGTTGGTATCACGAGAAGAAAGACGACATGCGCAACATCGGACTTGGACCTGAGCACGATTGGTCCAGCCACTGCGCGGATGCTTTTGGGTTGATGGCTGTAAGCGCTGAGCAGATTTTCAGTGAGTCCGGGTCTGATTGGAATAAACCGTTGTCCTACGACAACCGGGGAGTGATTTAGTGAAACTCATCATCCTGTACGAGCCCACGCATCCTACATCTCAGTATTCGGTGCACGAGATCGCAGAAGATGGTGGCCGCATCCGCCATGTGGGATTCACGACCGAACAGGAAGCGCGGGAATACTGCGAGGGGCGCCAAAAAGCGCGCGTGATCGCGGAGTACGAGCTTGGCTGACGGCGCCTACAGCCTCTCAGAGCAGACCGACCAAGACCGCGACCTGATCAACGCGATCTTCGAGGCGTCCCAATCCGGTTACGGCTCTGAGACCTGGGGCGATCTCGCCAATCAACGGGCATTGGCGATTGATTACTACGTCGGCCGCAACATCACCCCGGCTCCGGATGGCCGCTCGCAGGTCATCGACCGCACCGTCTATGAAACCATCCAGTGGATTCTGCCCTCCCTGACTCGCATCTTCGCCAACGGCGATGATGTCGTCGAGATCGTCCCTCAAGGACCTGAGGATGAGCCACAGGCCGATCAGGAAGGCCAGTATCTCAACTACCTGATCACGCAGAAAAACCCCTGGTACGAGATTTTCACCACCGCGGCGAAAGATGCGCTGCTCTCCAAGGCGGCTTATCTGTATGCCTGCCGGGATCAGCGCGAGAACGTGGAGGTAGCCAAGTACGAGCGTCAAACGGCTGAAGGCGTGGCGCTGCTGAAACAGGACTCGGAGAACCAGATCCTGTCGCTGACGCAGTATCCGGACGATCAGTCCCCGATTGCGCAGGACCCCCAGACCGGCCAGCCATTGCCGGCGCCGATGCTCTTTGACGTGCAAGTGCGGCGGGTGAAGAAGGAGAACGCCTACCGTATTCGAGCTCTCCCGCCTGAGCGCTGCATCGTGTCGGAGAAGTGCTTCGAGACGCAGCTCACCGAAAGCCCGTACTTCGAGTTTTTCGATTTCGTGACGCTCTCGGAATTGCGCCAGGAAGGCTTCGACGTTCCGGATGACCTCATGGGCGATTCGCCCCAGGAATCCGTCGAGGAGGTCGCTCGAGACCTGTACTCACAACGTGCCTATGCCTGGGATTCGGCCGTCGATCCTTCACTGCGCCGCGTGCGGGTGCGATATGTGTGGATCCGTCACGACTACGATCAGGACGGCATTGCCGAGCTGCAATATGTGATCGTGGTCGGTCAGAGCGTACTGTATCGGGAAGAGTGCAACCGCATTCCGGTGGCGGTGCTGTGTCCGGACCCGTTCCCGCACCGGCATATCGGGAATTCCGTGGCCGACATGACCATGGACATTCAGCAGGCCAAGACCGCGATTCTGCGTAACGGGCTGGACAATCTCTATCTCACAAATAACCCGCGGATGTTCGCCAATGCGGACAAGATCAATCTGGATGACCTGAAGGTTTCACGTCCCGGTGGTGTGGTGCGTGGCAAGCAGGGCGCGGTGTACGGTCAGGATGTCGCGCCGCTGGTGCTGCCGTTCATGTTCGACAAGGCCATCATGGGCCTGCAGTACATGGATGAGGTCAGACAGTCCCGCACGGGGGTGAACAACAGCTTCCAGGGCTTGGAATCCTCAAGCCTGTCCAACGTACAGCCCGGCACGATCAACCAGATATCCACCATGTCCAGCCAGCGGGTCGAGCAGATCGCCCGCACGCTGGCCTCAGGGGTGGAAGTGCTGGCTTCCATCGTCCATGAACTCGCGCTCAAGGGCGGCCACCAGAAAGATGTCGTGAAGCTCTCGGGCAAGTGGGTGCAGGTCGATCCTGCGACCTGGCGCAACCGCACGCAGTTCAAGATCAAAGTCGGCTATGCCGCGGGCAATAAGGACACGATGCTCGCCCATCTGACCGGTATCGCTGGCCTTCAGGCGCAGGCACTGCAGGCGCACTTGCCGATCGTGAATCCGCAGAACACATACGAGACGGCGCTGGAGATCACGAAAGCCTCCGGCATTACCAGCCCCGAGCGCTTCTGGACTGATCCCAAGACCGTGCCACCCCCGCCGCCTCCGCAGCCGGATGTCACGGTGCAGTTTGCCGAACAGGCGAAAACCCAACGGGATCTGCAGTCCAAGCAGATGGACGTGCAGCAGCAGGAGCGGGAGAGTCAAAGACAGGCAGCACTGGATCGCTACAAGGTCGATACGGACGCCATGATCAAGCTGCACCAGACGCACATGAGCCACGAATCTGCCTTGGTTCAGCAGTCCCATCAGGCCTTGATCGAGGCCAATTCCCCCGATGCGAATGCACAAAAGGCTCAGCAGGAGTCTGACGACATGAAAGCGGAAGCACTGATCCAAGCCTTCCTCCAGCATCAGCAGGCCCAGCATCAGGCGCTGATGGATCACATGCAGCAGTCCCACCAGGCGCTGCAACAGGCCGTAGCGCAGCTCGGGGCGCCGCGCAAGGTGGTCCGGGATAAGCAGGGCAGGGTGAGCCATACGGAGCCGATGCAGTGACCCTCGAAACTGACATCGAGCGCGCCCAGCAGGCCGAACGTCTGTTACGCGATCCGCTCATCAACGAGGCGTTTGAGAGTGTCGCGCTCGCCCTGCATGCCGCCTGGGAAGCCTGTCCGATTCGAGATCGGGAAGGCCAGCACGAATTGAAGTTGCAATTGAAGCTCCTGCGTGATGTGAGGAGCTATTTCGACCTCGCCATCAGCGACGGTCAACTAGCCGCACAGACCATTCAGGCGCGCGAGAACTCCAAGAAGGGTTACTCGCCGGCCGAGTGGAAACGGGAGTATTATGGGTACTGAGACCGCCGAGCAACCTGTTCAGGACTCGGCACCTTCGATCGAGGATCGTATTGGGGCTGCGATGGGCATTCCGCCCGATCCCGAGCCCGGTGAGGAGCCGGCCGAGGAAGCGGAAGCGCCTGAGCAAGAGGCCACCGAGCCGACAACCTTCTTCGAGATCGAAGTAGAGGGCAAGAAGTTCACCCTCCCGAAGGAACTCGAGAAGGGCTTCCTGCAGGAGAAGGACTACACCCAGAAATCCCAAAGTCTTGCGGAAACGCGACGACTGCTCGATGTGCAGGGTGAGCAGCTGAAGATCTCCGCCGCAGAGGCGCAGTTTCAACAGCAGATTGCTCCGGAGCTTCAACAGCTCGGGATGCTCGAATCGCTCATTCAGCAGGCGAATGGACTCAAGTGGCAGGACATGTCCACAGATGAGCTCATCCGCAAGCGCATGGAGTTCGATGCGTTGAAGGACCAGCGGGACACCCTGGCCGAGACGATTCAGGGCAAGCAGCAGGAGTGGGGACAAAAGCAGGTTCAGGCGCTGAACGAGCTTCGTGCCAAAGGCATGGAAACGCTCAAGAAGGCCGTGCCGAGTTGGAATGAGGAGACTTCCAAGGCCGTGAAAGAGCACGCGCTCTCACACGGCTATACGGAGTCGGAAATCGCCAACATCTTCGATCCCCGCCACGCGTTGACCCTTTACAAAGCCATGCAATACGACCAGTTGAAGGCGAAAGCCCAACCGGCGGTGGCATCGGCAAAGAACGTGAAGCCGGGGGCGAGCAATCCCATGTCAAAACAGACTCAGAGCAAGCTCGCCTTCCGCAAAGCTGTGCAGGCGACCGCGGATGATCCCCAGGCCCGAAAGGCCGTGGTGGAGGATCGCATCGCCCGCCTCTTCGGAGGATAAATGGCCATTGTCTCAGGTACGGTGTGGACAGGAGCCCAGGGCTCTAATTCGTCCACCTTCAACTCCAACGTCCGTGAGGACCTGGAGGATACGATCTGGTTGCTGGACCCCATGGACACGTGGGCGCTCTCCAACCTCGATCACGTCAAAGCCACGAACGTTTTTCACGAGTGGCTGAACGATGCCCTCGCAGCCCCGGCTGCCAATATCGTCCGCGAAGGCGATGACGGCACGTTCACCACGGCGAACGCCGCCAAGCGCATGGGCAACTACTGCCAGATCTCGAACAAGGAGTTCCTGGTCTCCGGCACCATGGAAGTTGTGCAGAAGGCCGGTCGCCGCTCGGAAGTCGGGCGGCTCGCGACGAAGCTGCTCAAAGAGCTTAAGCGCGATATGGAGTTGGCGCTCGTCACCAATCAGGCTTCCAGCGCGGGCGGTGCGGCCACCGGTCGAGCCTGCGCGGGCATGGAGTCCTGGATCGCCGGTCCTTCGCTGACCGCTTCCGCAGGGTTGACGCCTGCGAATGTCATCATCGCCACCACGAACGCCACCGCGACGACTCCGGGCTTTGCCTCCGGTCTGGTGGCTGCCCCGACCGATGGGGCTTCCACGGGAGCGCTGACCGAAATCGCGCTCAAGTCGGCGCTCGCTGGCTCCTGGAGTGCCGGCGGCAACCCGCGGGTGATTTTGGCGGGCACGAGTCAGAAGACGGCGATTGACAGCTTCAGCGGTGTTGCCACGCGCTTCGTGGACGTGGCTCCGAAGAAGCAGGCATCGATCGTCGGAGCGGCCAACGTGTACGTCAGTTCCTTCGGGGACCCGCACATGGTGGTGCTCTCGCGTTACGTCCGAAGCTCGGTCGTGCTGTGCATCGACCCGGACTTCTGGGCGGTGGCCTTCCTGCGCAATCCCTTCACCCAGCCTCTCGCCCAGACAGGCGATGCGGTGAAGCGGCTCATCCTGGCGGAGTACACGCTCGTGTGTCGCAACCCGAGCGCCTCGGCCAAAGTCGTGGCCTGCACCTGATGGAGCACGGGAGGGGGCTAATAACCCCCTCCCTGTTTCGCATGATCGTGATCGTCGGCGGGGGTCCTTCGGTGACCAAACACGAACTAGGGTCGTTGATCGACCGGCAGTTCGTGGTGCGGATGAAACATGCCACCCGCAACGCCAAACATCATGGGCTTCGCATGGATGCGTACTTCTCCCGCGGATTGTCCGCGAAGAAAGACGGCTGTGACTTCTGGTTCTTTCCCAAGCGGCCGCCGCATCCGGAAGGAGCGGATAGCGCGTACTGGCTCGACTGGTACCGGAAGTTCAACAATCACAGCGCGAAACCGTCTTCCGGCCTGTGTGCGCTCTTTTGTGCCGCGGAGTTCTTCCCTGGTGCGGAAGTGGGTCTCATCGGCTTTGACAACGTGCTGGATGGCAAACCGTTCCGCAGCGGACCGCACGACGGCGGCGGCGAGCACGCTGCTGCTCTTGCTTTGAATCTCACCCTATACGACCTGAGGACTGAACATGGCCAGACTCACCTCCGCAGCGCGCGGGAAACTCAAAGGCTCGAGTTTTGCGCTGCCCGGAAGAAAGTATCCCATCGAGGACCCCAATCACGCGAGGAACGCCTTGGCGCGAGTCTCGCAGTACGGTACGCCGGCGCAGAAGGCTGAGGTGCGCCGTAAGGTGCGCTCGCGCTATCCGGGAATCGGCAAGCCGAATGGGTTGCTCGGCTGATGCCTTCCAAGAGCAAAAAGCAAGCGCGCCTGATGGCCGCAGTGGCGCACAACCCTGCTTTCGCCCAGCGTGTCGGTATCCCGCAATCGGTTGGACGTGAATTCAATCAGGTCGATGCTGGCACGGGCATCTTGCGCAAGAAGCGCGTGAGGGGGCTACTTGGCTAGTTTCGCCGAATACAACCCGTTGACGGGCGTGGAACAGTGGGTGGACGGAACTGACGATCATCGTCTGCAGGTGCAGTACAAGCAGGACGTTGAGCCGCTCTTGGAGGTCTGCAAGGCCGAGCGTAACGACGGCCTGACCGACTACGGCATCAAGCAGGACCTGTGGCTGTATGCCCGCATCCCGCCCACGGTGATCCTGAAGCTGCGCTTCGAGCATGGAGTCAACATCTTCGACCGCAATCACCTGAAGCGGGCGTTCGAGATCATCAATCGCGATTACCCGTATCTCAAAACCACTGAAAAGCACCACGCACTGAAGCAGTAATGGCACAGGTCTACGAAATCCCCGCCGCGCGCGATCGCTCGCGCATCGAACTGGCCGCCAAGTTGCGCGATGAGGGCGAACTCGACAAGGCGCTCGTCATTGCTGAAGAGTACTTGCTCGAGGACGCCAACGATGCGCAGGCGATCATCCTGCTGGCCGCCATCCTCAAGGATGCCAAGAAGCTCACCATCGCCTATCAGCTCGCCAAACGGGGGACGGATCTGCGAGCGGACAGAGCAGAGCCCTGGGCGATGTTTGGCCTGTGTGCGCAGGCGCTGTGGCGCATGGATGAAGCCGCGAGTGCTTATCGCAAGGCGATCGATCGGTCGCAGACCAAAGAGCAGAAGGCTCGGTACGAATCGAATCTGGCGTCTGTACATCTGGACATGGGCCGGTTCAGCGAGTCCGAAGAACACCTGCGACGCTCGCTCGCTCTGATCCCGGATGATCCGAGCGCCAATCACAATTACGGGCTCTCGCTCCTGGCGCGCCGCAACTGGAAGGAAGGATGGCCCTATTACTCCGCTTCTGTGGGCAAGATCGGGCGCGTCGTGTTCAAGTACAAAAATCCGCCCGAGCCGACCTGGGATGGTGATCCCGAGAAACGGATCGTGGTGTTCGGTGAACAGGGCTTGGGCGATGAGATTTGTGCCGCCTCCATGCTCCCGGATGCGATCGCGCATTCCAAGAAAGTGATCCTGGACTGCGATAAACGGCTAGAGGGGCTCTTCAAACGGTCATTCCCGCAAGCGAGTGTATATGGCACAAGGTACGCCAAGTCCGGTGAAGGCCGTTGGAAAGAAGGCAAAGAGGACTTCGACGCATCCGTGGCGGGGTTCGAGCTGGGTCAATTCTTCCGCCCCACCACGGAGTCATTTCCCGGCACGCCGTACCTCATTCCGTGTCCGGTGAGAGTCGCGGGCTGGAAAGCCGCCCTCCCGAAAAAGCCGGTGATTGGGATTGCTTGGTCCGGTGGCACGCCCGCAAATGCCGGTCTTTACCGTCGATTGCCGCTCGAGCACTGGAAGCCGATTTTCGAGGCCGTGGATGCTCACTGGGTGAGCCTGCAATACAAGGATGCGTCCGCTGAGATCGAAGGCACCCCGGTCGTGCAGTACCCCTGGGCAACGC